GGCTCCACTGTCCATCCACGACATTTAGGACAAAACCCCTATCTCCTCGCTTCCAGTTCCAAGCATCCTTTATGCTTTCCACTTGAAATCTTAGCTTCGCTTTTATGCTTTCGCATATTATCCCCCTCTGTTCTTTATATATACTTTGTAAATGCCTCATTTACGATAAGCTATAACCAAAACCTGACCCTGTGGCAGGTAGGTAAGGTTTGGTTTAGCATATGGTCTGACATCTTTATGTCAGGACCCCTCTAGGAATTACTAGGATTACTTCTACAAGGCTTTTGTTGTTATTATGACCCATTAGAAACACCCAACCCTTTGTCGCTTAGGCTGAAGCCTACGGGGGTTGGTGTTGTTGTTGTTTCTATGAAGGAAATTTGGAGCTTTTAATAGGATGATTGGAGTTTAGTGGAGTTTTTTTGGAATAATAATTGCCTTTACGTGTTATTATTCTATATTATATTATATAAAATAAATAAGTTATTATAAGCGTTTGATTTATGTAAATATTAATTTAAAAACAAAGGCAAATTATGTATAATGTAAATGAAGATGAGATTAAACGTAGGTTTAATAAAATAAAGAAGTTAAAACAATATCAAAAAAAAGATGATGCTGAAGTGATGAAAATCGCTGAAGGATTGGTTATAAAGTCTAAAAAACGAGAAGATTTAAACGTAACTGATTTATTTGTAGATAATAAAGAACAAAAGCTCGCCAAAGAATTATTAGATAAATATCTAAAAGATTACACTATAGAAACGGTTTCAGACAGGAATCTTCTAAAACAGTTAATTTATTTAGAAGTCTTAAATACTAGGCTTCAATTTAAATTAAATGACTATAGTAAAGATGAGTTTGATGAAGACGGCAAGAAACTACCTAAGTATAATGATGACAAAGACTTAGTGAAAGTTATAGATGTAGTTCATAAGAATTTATCTCAAATCATAAATTTAAAATCTCAATTAGGAATAATAGGTTCACAGAAAAAAGAAGATGATTCAGATGTTTTAAATACTCTGAAAAAGAAATTTAAAAACTATCTTAAAGAAAATCAGGCTTCTAGAACAATTATTTGTCCTTATTGTAGTCAAATGGTTCTGTTAAAAATAAGAACTACTGCCTATGATGCACAGAAACATCCCTATTTTAGAGATAGAATATTATATAACGACCATTTAGTGAACTTAGTAATGAAAGGTACATTGACTAAAGAAGATGTGGCTAAAATACTAGAATGTTCACCTGATTATGTGGATTGGTTAATTACTAAATGGAAAATTAAGCCAAAGCAAATTGTTGCATTGGATACAGTGAATACTGAAATAGAAGAAATTAAAAATAAAGAGAAATCTAAACCTATAGAGAAAATAAGTGGTAATGAATAATGATAACAACACTATCAGAAGAAGAACTAGAGTTTATGGAGTGTTTTTATGACCCCATAGCTTTATCAGAGTGTTTGTTTGGTGATGTAGACAACTTAGGTATGTTTTATCCTGAAAGAACATCTCATGTTCGTTTAGGACAAATATCATTACTCTCTTTTGAATACCTATTAGATGATAAGAATCCGAAATTAACAGAAAAAGAAAACTTTAAATTACGTGAAGGTGCAGGATCCACACATGTATTTGGTGGAAGGAAATTTGGTAAAAGTCTTTATGTTTTGATTATAGATTTAATGGTTTCTATGGTATTGCTTGATGGAGAAAGTGCAGGATTTACTTCTTTAGATGCTATTCATATTAGAGGAGTTTTAGATGTTATAGTTAGAGCTTTAGAAAATCATAAGTTCTATCAACTTTTAGAACCTAAGATTACTAGAAGTCCTACTTATAATGTTTTTTTAAATAACGGATATCATTTAATTAGTGTGAATATGAATTTACATTCAAATCAGCCAGGAAATGCTTTTTTTCAGAAGCATTTTAGGAGATTATATATAGAAGAAGGTAGTTTTGAATCTGAAGTTGTTTTTAATAAAAGACAAGATTCAATTTCTGAAGATGGTTGTGTGATTCGCAATTCAGGGATGACCAATTTTACTAAATATAGTCCAGCAGGAAAAGTTTTCTATGATATTTCAGAAAAACCTAAAGTAATTAATTTACCTCAATACATTAATCCTAAATGGGGTAAAAAAGAAAAGATTAAAATGATGAAGAAGTATGGAGGAGAATCTTCACTTGGATATAGAATTTTCGTAAAAGGAGAAGTAGTTGAGGAAGGTGTTTCTGCTTTGGATATGGAAAGAGTTAGAGAAAATTATTCTGACGAAAAGAAATTAAAACGAATTGAAATAAATAAAGACAATATAAATAATTTAAAAAATATATTGTTTCTTGATAGACCTAAAAATTCAGAGATGTTGTTTGTTGATGCAGATATAGGTGAAACTGCTCCTACTGAAATAATAATTATATCAAAAGTAAATGAAAAATATAGATATTTATATAATATAACGGCTTATAATTTAACTGATAAAGAGCAAGTAGAACTTTTTAGCTATATTATTAGTCAAACAAAAGCAGATGTTGTCGGTTTAGATACTACGGATGGGTTAGGAAGAGCAATATTTAGGGCTTTAGAACCTATGTTTCCTGAAATAGCTTTTTGTTGGTGTTCTTTTAATGAAAAGATAGCAGTTGATTTTGAAAGAAATGACAACAATAAAATATTATTTAAGAATGGACAGCTTGCTTATAAAGAAGAATATGTATCTGAATGGTCTTTTATGAGACTTAGAGAATTATTTTATAAAGAAGTAATGATGATACCTGTCGATTTTAAATTAGACGAACAATTAAACTCAATTATAGCAATTCAAGGCGCTACTAGAATTACTTATCCTTGTGTAGCAAGTGAAGACCATTTATATGCAGCCTTCCTAGTTTTTGCTATATCACAATGGTATATAGAATTTAATTTAATTAAACCTAAAAATAGAAAAACTTTCTGTAAGAGAGGAATTTAAAAGGAGTAACAAATGGCGATAAAAAATATGAGTCCAATACTGACTTGGGTTAATGATTTAATCCAATTATTTTCTCAAGACGTAATTACAACTCCTTCGACTTATAAAGAACAGGTAAATGCAGTAAAAGGCGTATTAAGTGAAGATATATCTGGCTTTGTAAGTACTATTCTTGATTTTTCAGTTAATTGTAGTAATGTTAATTATAAATTAGAAACAAATGACGATAAGAAAACAGAATATTTTAATAAATTTTTAAAAGATATTAATTCGGATTTAAGAGGAATTATACCTACAGGAATTAATGCATTAGCCAAAGAGTATTTTAGAGAAAGATGGAAGAGTTCCTCATTTTTAATACTTAGAGTTTTATGGGGTAAAAAAGATGGAGTAAATATACCTAAAAAACTATGGTTTGTAGATGGAAAAGATATAGAAATAAGTGAAAATAAAAATACCAAAGTTATAGGAAATAAAAAATATTATTTAAGAATTAATCAAGGCGAAGATGATAAAGGCAGAAAGCTTTTACCTAGATATGGAAATGAAAGCATTTATATACAAAAACCATATTCTACTTGGTCTGAAGATTATACTGTTCCATATGTAATTCAAAAAGGAATTTATAAGAATTTAAAATTCTTAGAACTATTAGAAACAAAGGGTGAATATGTAGTAGCTAAAGCGTTGGAGTACTTAGGTTTACTTAAAAAAGGTACTGAAGGTATGGCAACTACTCAAAATCCTGATTTTATTTATAGTGAAGAAGATTTAACAAAAATTAAAAACGATTTTACTAAGTTTGCAAGTGATAGAAAATTAGGACAAGGGTTATCTACCTATACTACTAATTTTGATACTTCATATGAACATATTATACCTGATTATAAAAAAGCTATTTCACATGAATTATTTATTGCTGTAGAAAAAAGATTGTTGTCTGGATTAGGACTAGTAGATGTTTTACAAGGTGTTTCTAGCACTCGTAAAGAATCAGTATTAAGTCCTAGACCTTTTATTAGTGAAGTAGAATCTGGTATTTCTGATTTTAAAGAATTAATGTTAGAAGTTGTTAGAGAAATGATAGACAAAAATAAAGAGTTATCTGTTTCAACAGTTAGTTTCTCAAATTCTCCTATCAAAGCATTTTTAAGTGATGATATGAAATCATTATTAAGAAGTGTTTATGATAGAGGTAATTTATCAAGAAAGAGTTTCATAGAAGATGTTGCCGGATTTGATTATGATGTTGAACTTAATCGTATTAAACATGAAAAAGAAAGTGGTGAAGCAGAGGCATTATTCCCTCCTGTTATTACTAATATAGAGAAGGATATAGAACCTTCTGAACCAAATGATAATGTTCCTGATGATAAAAAGAGTGTAGAGAAAAAGAATTATACGGTTTCTTTAGCTACTTTACCAGATAAAGTCAAAAAATCAATGACTAAAGAATTACAGCAAATATGGATACAATCATTTAATGGTTCATTAGAAAGCTATACTAAAGAACAAGCTAATAAAATAGCTTGGGCTACTATTAAGAAAATATCTAAAAAAGATAAGAATGGCAAATTGAAGAAAATATAAAATATTAGAGGATAGGAGAAATAATATATGTCGCAAGCAATTAAATTTTTAAAAGATTTTACATATAACGCTAAATATGAATTTCTTGAACTAGCAAAAGACAAAACTGAATTAGAAGAAGTAGCAGGAAAAGCAAGAATTGTATTACCTAATTATGATTTATCAATATTTAAGTGTATATATGCTTATGTTGATAGACAAAATTTAAATGGATGTACATTACCACGTGAGCAAATAGAATCTGTACTTGGTACTTTAATAGGAAAAGCAATAGACTTTGACCATTTAAGGAAAAAAGTAGTTGGACATTGGATTGACATAAAAATAGAAGGTGATAAAATAATTGCCTATGGTGCTTTCTTTAAGGGTAACTTTCAGGAAGACTATGAATTAGTTAAATCTATGTTTGAAGAAGGAACAGTTGCTATTTCTTTTGAAGCATATGGTAGAAAAGATGGAACTGAAGATTCATATGATTTATTAGATGTAGAGTTTTCCGGTGGAGCATTATTAATTAAAACAAGTCCTGCATTTCCAGGCACTCAAGTGGAAGAAATGGCAAATAAAACTAGGGTTCTAGAACTAGCAAGTACTATGACAGAGCCGAAGTCTTATTTACATACTGCTACAGAAAAAAAAGAATTAGAGAAATCTAAATTAGATACATATGATACTAATTATATCGTTCAAGTAGTTAATGATACTAAATGTCCAATTTGTAAAAGTACTTATTGGTATGAAATTAAATCAATTAATTATAGAACAAGTAAAGTTTCAGTAAAATGTTTTGGTTGTAATTCAGACCTTACATTCGATTTAAAACCCACAATAACCGTTAATAAAGAAGGTGTAATAGCCACAACGGACGAAATTATAGACAAAGGAGGAAACATAAACATGGATATCAAAGAGTTAGAAGCAAAAATTAAAGAAGTTTCTGCCCAACTAGACGAGAGTAATGCTAAGATAGTCACACTTACTTCAGAAAATGAAGCTAATGTTGCTAAAATTGCAGAATTTGAATCTAAAAAAGGTGAAGATGAAGCAACTTCAGTTGAGGAATTAACAGCTAAACTTGAAGAACAAAAGAAAGAAAGTCTTGCTAAAGATGAAAAAATAAATGAATTAGCTGAAGAAGTTAAGACATTTAAAGAAGCCGATGAAGCTAGAAGTGAAGAAGCTAAAGCTACTAAATTAGCAGAACGTAAAGCTAAATTAGGTGAAGAATATTCTAAAGATTTAACTGATGAGCAGATTTTAAATGATGCAGATTATAAGATAGCTACATTAACAAAACAAGTTGCTCTATTAAAAGAAGGTAAATCACCTGAAGAAATAGAAAAAGCACAAGTTTTGGAAACAGGAACCAAACCAATAGATAAAGGCAATGATAAGATTAGTAAACTAGCCACTGGAGTAAGAACTAAAGCTTGGGGTCCTGAAGACAAAAAAGAATAAATTAAAAATTTTTCAATAAGGAGGAAAATTCAATGAATAAAGATAACAAAGAAACAATGAAATATTCACAGATGGAGTTAGCTCGTATATTAGGCGAACCTGTTGACCCTCGCAAACCTTATCCTACAGTGGTAAGTAGCATTTGCGAAGTAGATTCAGCCGATCCTGATGAGTACGTATATTACTTTGATGTACTTGACGAGACTGACAAGGTTTATTTAATTGGTGGAAACGGTACTATCGTTCAAACAAACGTTAGACCAGATACACCAACTTTACTAACCTTTACAGACGTTGCATCTCCTGAATATTACATCACAATTACTGATTTAGCTTCTGCTAAAGAAAGAGTTATTGCTAGGAAAGTTAAAACTATCAATAGAGCCATTAATACTTACGAAACACAGTTAATAATGGACTTGGTAGCGGCTGCTGTTCCTGGAGCTAATAAATTCACTCTATCTGATTCTACGGAATCTGGATGTGACCATTTTGATTATTCACATTTAGTTACTATGATTGATAGTGTAATAGATTATGGAGATAGTTATACTCTTTTAGTTAGTTCTTCAATTGATAAAGATATTAAGCTATGGGATTGGCAGGATAATAAATATGCTTCTCTAGCTACAGCTCTAAAAGATTTAAATGTTGATATAGTTAGATATAATGCTAGTGTAACAATTGCAGATAGGACTTCTGGTACTTCTGGTGCTGAAGCTTCTGATTCTCCAGTTGGTAGCACAATGGCTTATCTAATCGCTAAAGATACTGAAGCTGGAAAACCATTACTATTCGTCAGAAAGAAATTAGACGATATAGCAATGTTAGGTGGAGTTATTAGTGATAAGGGCGATAAACCCGAAAGATTAATCTTTGCATCACCGAATCCTGTTAGTGTTGGGTCTGGTAATGCTAGATATTTAGCTATTGGTGTTACTGGTTATGAACAAATTGCCGGAGCTGTTATTAACAGTAAGGCATTAGCTCAATTTACAAGAGCT